GTCAATGAAAATGATGCTCGCAAGGGAACCAATCATATGGACTCAATGTTGTTGAAGATGTCAGAACACATCGATGCCACTGTTTTTGTGTCTAAGTGGTTACAGGACTACTTCAATGAAAAAGGTTGGGCGTGTAAAAATCAAACTGTCATCTACAATGGTGTTGACAGGGGAATCTTTCAATGTCAACCAAAACTCGACAATGGCAAACTCAATATTGTCGCTCATCATTGGAGTGATAATCGTATGAAGGGCGCAGATATTTATGAAAAGCTTGATGAGTTCGTTGGAGTTAACTCTGACAAATTCACGTTCACATATATTGGCCGTCACCAGTGCAACTTCAAGCACACACAGGTCATTCAGCCACTTAGTGGAAAGAGCCTAGGCAAAGAATTAGGCAAATATGATCTATATGTTTCTGCCTCACGGTGGGATCCTGGGCCTAATCATGTTCTCGAAGCGTTAGCATGTGATATGCCGACATGGGTTCACAAAGATGGCGGGGGAGCTGTAGAATTTGCAGGCTACGCTCATGCATATGGTGACTGGGAACAACTCAAAGACATCCTAGAATCTCCTCCTTACCATGGAAATGTCCAATCTCGCACCCTTCTAACATGGCAAACGTGCGTCGATGAGTATAATGCATTTTTAGAGGCAACATGGAAGGCAAACACATAAGATTCACTCAATTGTTGGAGACGCATTTAAACTCCGCTATTCAAAAAGAGTTCAATGGTCGTTCAGAATTGACAACCAACGTTCTTAGAGAGGTTAGAGACACTCTCAAAGAAAAAATCACATCTGTTTTTACACGCAGTCAAAAACATAAACTTACACATGACTCAATTGGTTGGTTGACTAATCAGTATTTCAAGTCAATCAAGGTCGCTGATGATGTTCATGTCTCTGATTTAGTCGTGATCAACGAATATAACCTGTCCGATCTGCCATACCATGACATTGAAATGCTGCATAATCTCTATTCAGATTCTAAAGCTCCATGGGTGACGGAACTTCGGGAAGAATTCAAGAAAAGGATGACATCATGAAATTGAAACCCGGAGCATTTCACGAGACAATCAGTAAATTGTTGAACGCTAAGCTACAGCCGTTGGTAACGGCGGAGCGTGATTTGAATTTGGTTGCATGTACCGAGATCTATACAACCATTTTTGAAACCCTGGTAGAGTGCATCAGCGAAGTAGAAATGCCTATCACTAACGAAGGAATGAACTACCTTGCTCAACAGTACTATGATGGTGTTCTTGTCAATGGAAAACAGGAACTAGATCCAGAAATTTTTACCAATCGTGCTAAAGTCGAAAACATCGAAACCAAAGAACTAGCGTTGCTTGCGGTTATGTTGAATGGCACTGATTTTGCAAAACCTATTCTGTACGAGATTAAACGTCGTGCCTAATGCGTATACATTTTGATAATGTCAACTTGAACGCCGGCACTGGGCCAAATACCTTTGCCAATCGGTTGGCTCGACGATTATTTGAGTCAGGTCATGAGGTAGTTTTTAGCAATGAAAATGCAGATGTTTCTCTGGTTTTCATTGAACGCTCGGGCGCGCCTCTGGCTTCAAAAGTAGTCCAACGACTGGATGGAATTTGGTTTAAACCTGATGAATTTCACACCAAAAATTTCAACATTCAGTCATTATTTTACGACTGTGATGCTGTTGTTTTTCAGTCAGAGTTCGACAAGTCATTTATCAAATACTGGTGGGGGAAAGCTGACAATTACTGGAGGCCTGAGGTAGTGATTGGCAACGGGATTGACTTAAGTCCCGTCAAGGAATTGACCATTCCAGCCTTGGTCGATCTCCGTGCTCAGTATGAACTGATGTACGTCTGCAGTTCAAATTGGCACCCTCAAAAGCGTCTAAGTGCCAATGTTGAACTCTTCCGACGTCTTCATGCTAAGAATCCTAACAGTTGTCTCTTAATTTTGGGTAACAATCCCGACGTTCGAATTGCAAATCCACACGTTTTTTACACAGGTCCAGTCGGTCCGGAGATTTACAATCAAATTTATTCAGCAGCCAATTGGATGTTACATCTGGCCTGGGCCGACCATTGTCCTAACGTAGTGGTTGAAGCCCTTGCTCAAGGCACGCCGGTTGTTTGTAGTGACGTGGGTGGTACCAAAGAATTAGTGGGTTCATATGGTGTGGTTCTAAAGGAACAAGCGTACAATTTTGAGTTGACTGATTATGATAACCCGCCACCGATTGACATCACACAAGTGTCAGAACTTCCTGATCGAAGTCAATTAGATTACTCATCAATCGCCGACATTGACATCTCTTCTGTCGCAAAACGCTACATCAAGTTGTTCGAAGAGCTCGTCAGGCAGTAAGATTACTTGTGTACGTTGTCTACGTTCATACCAATCTCAACAACACCAAACGTTACATTGGTTGGGCTGCCGTCGAAGAAGGTCAGTCATACTATGATGCTATGATGCGTCGGTGGAAGGATCATTGTTATGATTCCAAGATTGGGTCAAAACGCTTATTTCACAATGCTATCAGAAAACACGGCGATGTGAACTGGGAACATGAAGTCTTAGACGTGTTACGAACACTTGATGGTGTCAAACACGCTGAGATTTTGTGGATTACACAACGTCATTCATATGCATTTGATGAAGGTAATCTCGGTTATAACATGACGAGAGGAGGTGATGGTGTTCATGGGTATGAACACACACTTGAATCACGTCAGAAGAATAGCTTGTCTCATAAAGGTTTAGTAAAGACAACAATTCATCTTGAAAGGTTGCGTATTTCAAACACTGGGAAAAAGCGTTCCAAGATGACATGTGAGAACATTGGTGCTTCAAAACGCGGTGTCAAACATCCATTTTACGGTAAGTGTTTAAACAAAGAAATATGCCTTGCAATTAGAGCAGGACAGCCCAATCGTCGATGTATCATGCAGTTCACAAAGAATAGTGAATTCATTGAAATACATGCATCGATTGCTGATGCACAACGGAAAACAGGCACACCAGCAACGAACATTGTAAAATGTTGTCGAGGTCACCTAAAGACTGCAGGAAAGTTCGTATGGCGTTACGTAGAACAGGAGAAAAAGTGACGAAGAAAGCAGTGATCACAGGCGTGACTGGACAAGACGGATCGTACCTTGCTGATTTGCTATTAAGCAAAGGTTACGAGGTTCACGGGTTGGTGCGACAATCCACACAATTCACTCCAGATCGTTGGGGGTATTTACGTGATGCTATGCACAGCAGTCATTTTCATGTACATCATGGCGACGTCGCAGACGCTACTGGTATTCGAACGTTGATCGAAGAGATACAACCAGACGAGGTTTACAACCTCGCAGCACAAAGCCATGTCGGCCAGTCGTTCGAACAACCAATTAACACTGTCAACGTGACGGCAATTGGCCCACTGAACATATTAGAGGCGATTAGACGCTCACATTTGAAGATACGCTTCTATGAAGCCAGTTCATCTGAGATGTTTGGAAAAGTGCAAGAAACGCCCCAGCGTGAGTCAACACCTTTTCATCCACGCTCTCCATACGGGTGTGCCAAAGCTTTTGGTCATTACATCACACAGAACTATCGCGAAGCTTATGGAATCTTCGCTTGTAGCGGAATTCTCTTCAATCATGAGAGCGAACGCCGCGGCGAAAGCTTCGTCACGAGGAAGATAACACGGGCAGTAGGTCGTATCAAATATGGTCTTCAAAAAGAACTGTTGCTTGGGCCACTGGATATGAAACGTGACTGGGGCTATGCCCCCGATTACGTTGAAGCTATGTGGATGATGTTGCAACAAGAAGAAGCTCGCGATTACGTCGTCGGAACGGGCGAACATCACACCGTGCAAGAATTCGTCGACACTGCTTTTGAATACGCGGGTTTGAAAGCATCTGACTATGTCAAGCTTGATCCCAAACTTGTTCGACCGTCTGAAGTTAACACTTTGCGCGCGGATCCGACACTAGCACATCAGGTATTAGGTTGGCAACCTAAAGTAGACTTCCACGGCTTAGTGAAGCGAATGGTTGATCATGATGTTGCTCTCGCAGTTAAGGAGAGAATTGATTGAAAAAAGTCTTTGTTCTAGCGCCTGGTGAGAATTGGATTGTCGATCGATTTGTGAAAGAATGGAACGACGATAATTGTGATATCGCTGTAAATCGCCCAGAACAGGCTGACGTCATTTGGTTAATGGCGGATTGGTGCTGGCAGCAAGTTCCTCGCAACATTCTCTTTGACAAGAAGGTGTTGGTTACGGTGCATCACATCGTACCAGAGAAATTTGGCCCACGTGAACGAATGGAATTTGAATATCGTGATCAAATTGTCACTGCGTATCATGTACCTAACAAACATACCGAAGCTTTCATCAAACCTCTGACACAAAAACCAATTCACGTTATCAACTACTGGGCCAATCAAAAGATTTGGCGGCGAACTCATGTTGATCATAAAGTCGCAGAGCTTTGGGAAAAATACAAGCTTCCTCGAGGAATGGGAGCTGAATCTCCCACATATTTCATTGGATCTTTTCAACGTGATACCGAAGGTCATGATCTGATTAGTCCGAAACTCGAAAAAGGTCCGGACTTGTTGGCTGACGCAATCATTGCTTTTAGAGATCGATGTAAACAGCATTTTCCATTAGAGGTTGTCCTGGCAGGGTGGCGACGACAATACTTGATGAAGCGTCTAGAGGCTGCAAATATACGGTACCACTACTTCGAGAAACCTTCACAGGAAACCATCAATGACCTGTACCAGGTCCTTAATCTTTATCCTGTGACAGCACGACAAGAAGGTGGTCCACAATCACTGATCGAGTGTGGTCTCATAGGAGTTCCTGTGGTTTCACGTGACATTGGCGTCGCGAGTATGGTTCTATCGACCGGTGCCATCAATGATGATGTTTCAATGGCACGTCCTGAGATTCCAAATGTCGAACACCTGAAGCTCCCTATGGGTTACGAACCATATCGAAGATTGATTGAATCACTGTGAAAGAACCTGCAATTCTCCTGGTCACATGTTGTCTCGAACAATCACGTTACGAGTTGGTAAAACAAGTCTTTGACAACATCAAGACGCAATGTCCTCCAGACTGGAAGTCGAGAATTACTGTTTTTGACAACGCTTCGACTTTCTTGAGTTCAGAAGAAATTCTGAATACAGTCGACAATGTTTATCGATGTGATCGCAATGTAGGCTATTGGACAGCAATCGATTGGTGGCTTGAAAGTTTGAAATCTGATCCACCAGTGTATACGTACGTTATTGAATCTGACATGATGCACTATGGCGCTTATCATCTTGATGAGTGCGTTAAATTCCTAGATCGTCACCCAAATTTAGGTGGCATGCGATTGCATGAATACTCAGTTGAAAATTTTCATCTCTACAACAAAGATGAACCTCGACCTGACTCTAAGCGAAATCTTTGGCAATCACACACAAATAAAGTGACCGGTCAAAGCATTAATCTTCAACGTGTTGAAGGCAGTTTTTGGTCAACAAATTTTTTAACACAGCTGCCTGCGCTCAATCGCTATCAAGCGCTGAAGACAGTTTTCAATCAGTTGCATGATCGCGGACAGTTCACTGAACTAGATTTTCAACACGCATACCACGACATGTATCCTAACATTGCAATCCATGACGGTGGCATTTTTAATTGCGATCTGAATCCGTATGGTACGCCTGGCATCACGGGATCATGGACAAGTGCGCAAGATCTACAAAAGATCGGATATCAAAGCACTCGATTTGCCACGATCGTTCCACGTGACCAGTACATGGTTACTCGCTTAGTTTAAAGTTCAACATGTCTAAGACTCTCATCATCGGCGGCACTGGATCGCTAGGTCGAAAATTAATCGAACGAATGTTACCTGATGGTGATGTCGCTGTTTGTTCTCGAGACGAGGCAAAACATTGGTCTATTCGAAATGAATTGACGAGTTTTACAGCAAAATGTTCTCCTCACAAATTAGAATTCTATGTTGGTGACGTAAGGGATCTTTCTCGAATGCGTGATGTCATTCGTCAATATCAACCCGACACTGTTATCATCGCCGCGGCGCTCAAACAAGTTGACACGTGTGAATTGAGCCCAAGCGAAAGCGTAAGCACTAATCTTGTAGGCACTCAAAATGTCGTTGACGCCGTAGTCAGTCTGTCGCCTTCAATCACTGTCAA